GCTCAATTATTTGAATTAAATTTTGCACAGTTTGGTGACACAGTATTTTTAACACATAGAAATAATCCAATTAGAGAAATAAAAAGAACAAGTGCTTCTACATTTACTGTATCTGCATTTAGCTTTGAAGAAGATGATTCAGTTACAGTAGGTGGTGTAAATAAAAGTGAACAACCATTTTATAAATATGCAGATTCATCAATTACAGTTACATTATCTTCTCATGCAACTGGTACAGGAAGAACTCTTACTGCTAGTGCAGATGCTTTTACATCAAATCATAATGGCACATATTTACGAGTAAATGGTAAACAAGTTAAAGTAACAGGATTTACAAGTGCTACTGAAGTAACTGTCACTGTTATAGAAGATACTGTAAGCACAGGCCCACACTCTGATTGGGAAGAGCAATTAATATCTGCTGAAAGAGGTTACCCCCAGGCAGTGTCATTTCATGACAATAGATTATGGTTTGGAGGTGTAAGAGATAAACCTTCTGCTGTTATTGCTAGTCAAATTGGAGGTTATTTTAATTTTGATTTAGGAACTGGTTTAGCTAACGAAGGAATTAATGTTGCTATTGCAAGTGATACAGTAAATGAGATAAGACATTTTGTATCTTCTCGTAACTTACAAATATTTACTGACAGTGGTGAGTATTATGTCCCTGTATCATCACAATCTGCTGCAATTACTCCAGCAAGTATAGCATTTCTTCGACAAACACCTTATGGCTGCAATAGAGCTGCGCCAATACCTTTTGATGGAGCTTCTTTGTTTAGTCAAAAAAATGGTAAAGCAATTAGAGAATATGTATTTTCAGATATTGAACAAGCATATAGATCTACAAGTGTATCTGTATTAGCTTCTCATTTAATAGACACACCAAAACAATTATCTATGATGACAGGTAATGAAACTAAACCAGAACAATTTGCTTTTTTCTTAAATAGTGGAACTAATGATGATGGTAAATTAGCTTTATTTCATTCTATTCGTGATGAAAAAATAGCTGGTTGGACTATGTGGGAAACACAAACTGGAGATAAATATCATAGTATAGCTGCATTAAATGATCAATTATTTGTTATAGTAAAAAGAGTAGTACCTTCTGGTACAAAATATTTTTTAGAAAGATTTGCTAATGATGATTCTATAACTCTTGATTGTTCTACAACTACTACTGTATTTCAAAAAGGAACACCATTAGTAAATGGTGGTAGTCAAACTGGAAACTCATTATCCGTAGATGGATTTAGTTCTGCACCAGCTATACAAGAAACTTTTACTATTGCTGGTAATGCAACTAAATATACTATTACTGCTGTAACACAAACTGCTGCTGGATATGATTTAACATTAGATCAAAACTTAGCAGCTTCTCCTAGTAATAATGCTGTAATAACTATTGTAGAAGGATTTGTTCATACAGTAAATGCAATTTATGAAAACACAGATAAAGTATTTGCAGTATATGGTAATGGATCTTTAGGTGAATTTACAGTAGATAGTAATAATAGAATAACATTAACTTCTGCTCCTTTTCCAACTGGAACTAGAGTAGGATTTAATTTTATTCCTATATTAGAAACAATGCCAATAGATAAGGAAATAGATACAGGCCCATTAACAGGACAGCCTAGACGAGTTAATAAAGCTATTGTAGATATATCTGGTGGATTAGATATAACTATGAAAGCACAAGATTTAAATTCAAAAGAGTTAGTAATACAACAAGCTGGTTTTACTTCTGGTACAGATATTAGTCCAGTTACAGATAAAAAAGAATTTAATTTTTTAGGTTATAGTAAAAATCCTACAATTACTATTAGCCAAAACGATCCTTTACCATTAAAGGTATTAGGAATAGCTATGGAGTTACAGTTCGCATGAGTGGTGTAGAAGCAGCAACATTATTTGCCATTAGTCAAGGAGTACAAACTGTTGGTCAATTACAAGGTATACAAGCTCAAAGAGCTGCATTAGCAAGAGAAAATTATAGAATTGCAGCAGAATCAAGATTAGCTGCATTAAGAGCATTAGAAGCTGAAAATCAAAGACGACAACAAGCTGAAGAAGAATTAGCTAACAATGCAGCATTTCAATCTATTGCTGGATATTCAGATGATAGTATGAGTTTTTTAAATATTAATAAACAAGTAGCAAAAAATATGAATAAAGATGTTGCAGATATTAGACTGATGGGAAAAGTTGTAGATACAAAATATAGCAGCATGATGTTTGAAAATAGAATGAAAGAAAGAGATTTAGTTTTTGGTGGTTATACTTCTGTTATTGCAGAATTAACAAGTGGTTATGCAACATATAAATATATGAAAGGAAATAAACAACCATCAATTAATCAAACATATACATATAATAGTAGAGGGCGGACTAATTATCCGTATGGATTATAATGGCATTAACTAGAGGAAAAAAAGAAACATCAGTTACTCCTAGTTCAATAGCTAGTAGAATGGGAGTAGTTCCTACTTATGGTGGAGATTGGTTAGCAACAGCTGCTGAAAGCATTGGTAAAAATTTAGATGTTCAAACTAAACGTATTGCTACTATGGAAGAAGAAAAATGGAAAGCACAATTTAGTATTGATACTTATAAAGCTATAAATGATTTTGCTATGCAAAACAGAATGAATCCAAATGGATTTACTAAAAGTGTAGATCCTTATGTTTCTGAATTAGTAAACCAAGTACCAAATAAATACAAAGGTTGGGCAAAACAATATGCTGGTATGATGGCAGCTAGAGAAGGGCAACAAATAATTAATAGACATTATAATGCACAACAAGCAGAATTAATAAAATTAAATGAAGATGGAAATCAAATATGGCTTGATAATAATTTAAGAAACTTAGAACAAACTCCTTATGCAGAATGGGATAATCAAATGTTTAGTAGTGTGTTAGCTGAGTTTTCAGAAAAAGCAGTTTCTTATGAAAATATGTATAATTCATTAGATCCACAATTTAGAAGTGGATTAGATTCTCCTGAAATATGGAAAAGAAAACATCAAATAGCTTTTGAGGGTGCAAGATTAAATTCAAAAAATAGAGCATTATTAGAAGCTGCACAAATATTAGATAAAGAATATTTATTGCAAGCAGATTTAAACGGTGATGGATTTTTTCAAAAAGAATTTATTGGAAAAAAAGAAGAAAAAACAAATGTTGAAATTGCGTTAAATCAAATTAAAAAAAATATGAAAGAATATATTAATAATCCTGATGTAGATAATCTTGATGGATTTAGTACATTAACTAATACAACAAATGAAGAAAGAGTAGGATTGCAAGAAAATGCAATGAGTTATGTAGATAATATGCATAATCAAATGACAACAGAACAAAACAATATAAAAAATGGAATTGCTGCTACATATAATAAAAACATAAATGCTATGGAAGCAAGTGCTAATAAACCATATACAGCATATACTAATGAAGAATTAACAAGAAGTTTAAATGCTATTGATGCAACAACAGAAGATAGAGAAAGAATTATAACAGCAAATACTAAAAGTAATATTATAGGTGCTTTAAGTAAAATACTTTTTACTTCTGATACTGACACAACTCAAATTATGTATAAAAATAAAGATTACAATTTAGGTCAATATAATAAAAGTTGGGTAGGAACAATAGGTAGAATAAGGGAATTAATGTTAGCTGAAGGAATACCTGAAAGTGAAATTAATGAAGCTGATATTAAAAATCAAATTATAGAACAACACATTTATGATATGACAGGCAAAACATCAGATGGATTATCATTAGAATATGATTTTGCTATGATGAATAATGAAGAAGCTATGGAAGGTGATTTTTATAAATTAAAACAATATGCATTAAATATGGGAGTAGTACCTCCAGTATTAACAAAGTATATAACAGAAAATTTAAACAATCCTTTAAATTTAGAAATAGAAGGTAATAGAGATACTCTTGTAGAAATAGCTGCTATGTTAAATTCTTTACAAGAAATACCTTCAGTTAATGGTATGGGAATAGAAGGTGTATCTTCTGATGATCAAATGTTGCTTTCTGAATTTTATAAAGATTATAAAAGTTATAGAGAAAATACTTCAGGTGGTATTGTTGAAAGTGATTTTATTAAAAATTGGTTTCAATTACATAATAATTTTAAAAATGAAGAAGCAGATAAATTAGTAGAAGTATTTAATAAAAAATTAGAATTAGTAGATAAAAATGTATTAGAAAACGATTTATCTACTGCTTTAGAAATGGCTTCTATTGCAGTGTTTGGTGTTGATACTGGAATAGGGCCTACAAGTTTGCTTACAGCACAAAAACCATTAATTGATATACCAATATTAAGAAATGTAACAATAGCAGATAGAGAAAAAGAAGGATTATTAATGGACACTTTAGTAGATGAATTAATGGATAGATTACCTCAATATATGATTAGTTATTACTCAACTAGAGGAAAACCTGTAACAGAAAGAGATTTAAAAGTAAGAACAGCTAAAGAAATAAGAAATGATATTAATGAAATTATTAAGTTTGCTCTTAGTGATATTAATGCTGAAGGGTATGGTTACGAATAATATGACAAGAGAATTAGTACAATTTCCTATTATGCAAACATACAGTAAATATCTTACTGAAGATGAAATAAAAACTGACGCAGTAAAAACTATACAAAATAGATTGTTTGGTATGAGTGAAGAAATAAGAAGAGAAATGGGTATTACTGAAGATTTTATGGATCAAAATAATTTATTTGAAATGATTGATGATAAAAGAATAAGATTTACTTATGATAAAAGTTCAGGAATTGATAAACCAGCATATAGAATAAGAGTTGATTATGATGGTGATGGAACATTTTATGATTTATCTAATCCTAATGAAGATACATTATATGCTCCATATGATTTTTCAGGAAGCAAACCTGATTATTTACAATTTAGTCCTGATAATTTAAGAAATGATGCATATCGTTCTGAATGGTCAGAAGGTTTTGAAAATAGAAAAAAAACATATGATCAAACAATAGGAACAGGAAACGGTTGGATAACACAAAGTAGAAGGCAACTTGCAGAATTTACAAGATTTACCATGTTTAAATTAAAAAATGATATTCATAATTTAGGGAAAGAAGGAGCAGAAAAAGTAGCAAGTTTAATTCCCGGTCTAGATTATAATTATGATAATTGGGAAGAACAATCTCAAAAAGTTTTAAAAAAAATTAATGAAGGTAATAAATTAGGAATTACATATACTGATGGTGCTTATAATTTTATTATTGATAATGAAGAAGGTGGTATATTTAAATTTGAAGCATATGAAAATATAAAAGGTGATATTACTATAGGATATGGATTATCCTTAAATGATAAAGGTGTTATTAATGAACTTGTTAGTAGAGGATATAATATAGAAAAATTAAAAAACAAAACTGAAAAAATTAAAAAAGAAGATGGTGATGCTATTACTAGAATAAAAGTAGATGAAGCAAAAAAAATATCTAAACAAAAAATGAAAAATTTAGATGTAGATATAAGTGGAGTTAAAAATAGTCATTTACAAATTGTATTAGCAGATATGCAATATCAAGGATTATTAGGCCCAGCATTTACGCAAGCATTAGCTAATTACATTAAGACAGGTGATAAATCATATTTAGGAACATACAGTGCATATACAAATGATGGAAGTGCATTAAGAAAAGAAGATTCTAATTACGCAACAAGAAAAGTAACTGTGTTACAAGAATTATATAATGATGGTTTGGCAGCAAGAGATGATAAAAAATCTGGTATTTTTGTTCGTAATGATAAAAGAGCAAAAATATTATTAGCTTGGTCAAATGGTCAATACACTAATAATGTAGAGGAAAAATAATGCCTGAAATAGGTATTGGTTTTGGTCGTTCTTTTAGAACATACAAAGATATAAAACCAGTTGATACAACTTCTGCTTTTGAAGATATTTATCAAGCTGGTGTAAATTTTGGTACAGGAGTAGTTGATGAAAATACTTTTACTCTTGGAGCATTATATGCTGCAAAAGCTATTAGAGGTGATACTTCTATGTATGACTATGATCCTGATTACAATATATTTGCAGATCCGCAATTAGATCAATATCAAGATTACATTGGTAATTTTATGCATAGTAATAATGCAGAACATACTAAAGTTTTAATTAAAAAATTTATAGAAAAACAACAAAAAGTTGGTGGATCTCCAGCTTATATTATTGGAAGAGTAATTGGTGGTTTATTAGATCCTTCTAGTTTGTTTGCTTTTACAAAAGCTGGTAGTTTATTAATGAGTGGTAGCAGATTAAAAAGAGCTGCTGGTTTTGGAGGTATAGTAACTGCTGAAGAATTATCAAAAAGAATGTTAACTGATGAAAGACCAATGCATGAAACAGCTTTAATTAGTGCTGGTGGTTTTATTATACCAGCTATGTTTCCTAGTATTCCTAAAAGTGTAGGTAAAAAATTTGATGATAACGCTAATGCATTAGATAAAACTGATGAGATTATTTTTGAAAGTAAATATAGTGTAGGAGCAGCTGCAAGAAAAAATAATGATTTATTAAAAGAAGAAGAAATACAAGCATTAAATAAAATAAAAAAAACTGGATTAGGATTTATAGCAGAAGATTTTCCTATGAATCCAGTAGTTAGAGTATTGCAAAAAGGAATAAGCAATGCACAAATATTTATAGAAAATGTTTTAGACAATCCTTTATATCAAGTTAAAAATGCTAAAGATGGAGTAAGTGTTTCTCAAACAATAGAAAGAAATATAGCTGCTAGATTTACAAGTCTTGTTTTAAAAAATACTACAATTATTGAAGGAGCATATACTGAGTATTTAAAAAGAATGGGATTAAAAACACAAGGTTTTTTTGAAAGAACATTAGATATGAAAAAAGGAACTAATAAAGGTAATGCAAAAATTCTTTCTCCAAAACAATTTAGAGAACAAATTACTATGCATAGATTAGGTGATAAAAATGTAGAGCCTGAAGTAATTAAA